TTCCAGAGCTTTGGGGTTCGTCTTAAACAGACTCGTGATTTCTTCGAATGTTTTGTTTGGGTCATAACATTCGCCATCCAAGTATTCACCCTCCTTAAGACCTTTACCAAGGTGTTCAGTACCGGGCACAATTTTACCAGTTCGGGAAATGCCACCCTTGTTAGATACAAGGAGGCGAACACCGTCAATCTTTGGCTGAACGTAAAATGGTTCGCTGATGTACTTGTGTCTGTCTTCCCATTTATTTGCCAACATGGGGAGAATGGGTATCTCCTTTTGGTTTTCCCACATGGTTCTCGCACGTTTGAGAGCGCTATCATATCCAAGCTTCACGTGTATAGTGGAAACAGACTCTTTGCCACCAACCATACCAGTCTTTTTAATGATATTGGCGGTGCCATCGGAAAGCTTCTCGACACTGATGTCGAAGTAGCGTTTTTTGCCGTTTTTGTCTGTTTTAAAAATTGTTTCCATTATAGTAAGGGTAGATATGATTCCGGTCGTAAATTACGAGCGAATGGAGCGACTTAAGCCCCCTCCACCCACGAATATTCCATTAAATGCAAATACCGTGTGTATATTTATTATTATATTAGCGGTTATTGGTTTGTATAAAAGAAGCGTTGATGTTAGTCAATCCCGTGAACGACGTTATACTTGATACATTCTTCGACGTTCAAGTAGATGTCCTTCTTCATGAGCTTCTTGAATTCCTTTTCTGGGATTTCAGTCTTTTCACCGTAAACCTTGGTGATCATGTCCATGAACTTGGAGCACGAATCCATCTCGTTCTTGAGGTCTTCAAATTTACCCCAGAAACCATTGGTAGACAATTGGTGGATGAGGATGTGTGCGTTCTTACCCATACGACGTTCATGTCCACCGAGCAACATGAAAGTGGCCGCACTACAACACGCGCCTTGAGCTATGGTCGTGACCTTCACGCGAGACTTTTCGATGATGTTCATGGCACTCAACCCCGCAAACATTTCACCTCCGTCACTACAAATATGGATTCGAATTTCTGGCTTGTATCCCGGACATTCGATGGTTTGTCTGAGTAACTTCACCTCGAGTTTCTTGAATTCTTCTGTAAATTCAAGAATATCGTCCGTCGTCACGTCGGAGAAGAAGAACATTTCATTTCCGATGATTCGAGTTGTCTTGAAATCATCCTCACCAGTGGTAGCAATTGGCAATATAGATGGAGCTGGCATCTTTTATGCAATAAATGTGTGTATGTTTTAAGTAAGTTTTGATTGATAATCTTTGATCTTCTTTTTGATTTGAGATACTTCACGAGGTTTAAATTTATTACCCACGGCGAGGTGATTTATGACATCGAAATCTTGGGGCGTGAGATCATAGTATGTGTACATGTCCATGTCCCCATTTCTAGCGTATTGGCGGAGTAAAGATAACTCTTCGTGACGCATACCACCCGTTTTCAATGATATTTTACTAAATTTTTGGTTCCTCATTTTATAATTTCCAAATTTTGTCCAAAAACTACCAGGTCTTATGGTACTTTCATCTATCTTTTCACCCAGATAGTAATTAGGTGTACTTACTACAGAGTGTATAAAATAACTCATGGAGTCCCACATTCCGTGATATATACCACTATCGTGTATGTCGGCATCGGATAGTGCACTCGCTATTTTGTTTAAATTTACATCTTTCGATTCTGGGTAATTTTCATGTATCATACCCCAAATGTGACCATGTTCGGACATACCATCCATATCGTTAAAATCACCCCTTTTTGTAAGAATGGATACAGCAAGTTCCTTTGGTTCTATGAATACATCTTTATCATCTGAAAAATCCAAATAATGAAAAAAATTATGTATGTTTCCTTTACACCTTTCTGCTGCATGTAAGGCTCTTTTGTTGCATTGTCTAAGTGTGGCTATTTGATCAGGTGTTCTTTTTGGTACTATTATGAGTTTAAAATTTGGTAACATGCAAACGCTTGTAGAACACGTAACGAATGACCCTTTTGTGTAAGAACCACCCTCTGAGACATAATCTATGATTTGTCTTTGTGCAATAATATCATGTCTATAATCTTCCATAAACACATGTAATTTTGAGTTTTTCATTTCGTCTTGTAGTTTAAATCCCGGCGACAATTCAATACTATTTTCGTCGTTTAAAACACTTTCTAGTATAAAAGATTTGCCAGTACCATGACTACCACAAATCATGACATTTTCACCATCTCTTATATATTTATCCAATAAATCGATTTCTTTTTTATGGAGCGTGTAAAGTGTGGGCTTTTTTTGTGTCTTTATTTTAACAAAGGCGTCCATGACGGAAAACAAAAGTGATGACCTCGCTAATCAGGCTATAGATATTATTTTTGAAAATAATGCTATTCAAACTAGAATCATAGACCCGATAAAAAGGAGGATATTTCCTTATTTAATATGTATTGGTTTCTTTAATTTAACTTTGTTCATTCTTGTCGCATTCATTGCGACTCACTTGTTCAATCACTCTTCTTCTTCTCCCTGAGTGGCCGATTCTACATCCGTTTCTTCTACTACTTCTTCTTTTGGTGAAGATACTTTCTTTGTGATCGTTTCGACTGCGGCATTCATGCGTCGTCTAATTCCAGTTTTTTTGAATGGATCTTCGATATTTCGCTGACCGGGCATGACGCGTCCACGCAATTCATCGAGTTCATCTTTGAGTTCGTTTTGCGACATGACTTGAGTTGGGTCCTTGAGTAGACTCATGATGGAATACTCCTTGATAGCCTTGAATGGCATGATTGGGTGAATGTGTAAAATTTCTGGTTTTCTAAAGATGTTATCATCTGGGAACTCCTTATCGAACGCGGTCAATATCTTCTTTGGGATCGGTGGGCTTTGTTCGATGAGTCGATCCATCTCTTGTTGACAATCATGAACCATCTGTGCACCATCGGATGCTCTGTCCACGAGTGGAAGGTTAAGTTCAAGCCTGATTTTACGCGACAATTTGCCGTACAACTGAGACGCAGAGCGGTGACTTTCCATCAATTCATTAATCTTGAGGAACTGCATGATGGTCGCGATGATACCCGCAATGAGGTTGAGACCACCGATGATGGCGGGGACGGCGGAGCGAATACTTTCAGGGAATTGTTCTTGGGCAAAGTTTGCCGTACCGGTGATGGTCGACAGTACAATAACGGGGAGTGTAAAACGCATGCTCAGGGCTTGAAACATCAAAAATGCTTGGTAGTTCATGTATCTGTAACACGCAGCAGCTTCACCCCAATCTTGGAGAACTTTTTCTTGCTGGGTGTGCCACTTTTTTGGCGCATCTGGTTTTTCGATATCTTTTGGGAAACCCACGATCATATTGTTCTCACTATTTTCTTGGCTCATATTAATAGTAATGAACATTATATTCTACATTCACCTGTTACTGTTTTTGACTGTACTTATAGTACCATTTCTTAAAAACAAAGAGCTCTTAGAACTCTACAGTATACTAATACCATTCATATTTTATCATTGGTCGGTCAATGATGACACTTGTGCGTTAACCCAGATGGAGATGTATGTCACTGGAAACAGTAAGGAAGAAACTTTTTTCGGGAGAATCATGGGACCCATATACAAGATGGATGACACAGATGCAAATAACCTCTTAAAAACAGTGATGTTTGGTTTGTGGTTATTTGTCCAATATAAATTGGGTAGGGTAGTTTTAGCCTAAATCATGTGCACATGAAAAAATAAAATATAAATTAAAATTATATAATGAGTAAGCGTAAGTTCAACAATGAAGTTAATGAAATAAATGAACTTTTAAAAAATTTAAGAGTATCAAATAATAAAAAAAAGAATGAATCTCCGGTATCAAAGAAAAAAAAGAATGAATCTCCGGTATCAAATAAAAAAAAGAGTGGGTCGTCACCAGTATCAAGTAAAAAAAGGAGTAGGTCTCTGTCTCCAGATTTTAGTCATATCACAGAAGCCAACAAAAAAACCGCGCGTAAACTTCGTGTGTTTCTTACAAAAATAGTCAATGGTAAACACGTTGCTAAGACAAAACAAGAACTTTTGCGTGATATAGCAAACAAAAAAAAATATATACAACGAGAAGAAAACTTCTATAAACGTTTCCCTAAAAATAATTACAAATACATAAATGAGAATATTTACTATAGTTTTCGTAATGAATATGCGGGAAACATTAACAGTAAACTCAACGATTATGTTAAAAATATGAAGTATTTCGAAAATGAGGGTCGTCGAAATTATGGAATCTATAACAATATTTAACCTAAGTTAAATGTCTTAGTTATTAAATCATTACAAAAATAAAGATGCCTTCTTACGCTCCAGTTTACGATTACAGATGGGGATCCGGTACTAACATGGTCACGGATCGATCTATTTTACATAGTGCACGAAAGTTCTTAATCGTAAATGGGAGAAAGCGTGAAATCGATTACATTCCTAGAATGGGTGATCACGGGATTCACGGGGGTGTTTTGCAGATCATGCGTGGTCAACGTGTCATCAACTATCACTAGATAAACGTTAGAGACTTATGTGTAATAACAACTATGGACTATAAGGAACCAAAGAAACGTGTGACCAAAAATGATAAGAAACATAGTAAAAGCGTGTACTCCAGTAAACACGTGAGAATCAAGACTGATATATTATTAAAATCTAAGGCTAATAATAATGAAGTCCAAAACTAAACACACAGCTTTGCTCATAACTATATTTGTTTTGCTACTAGTAATTTTGTATATGCTCACGACTCCACCCAAGGTTCAGCGCATTCACACGATGGAACAAGTTGAAGTTCCAGTTCAAATCCCCGTAGAACGTGAATTCAGAGCACCCCCAATTAAGGAATACAAACCCGCACACGTACAACAAATGGGCGTTTTGCTGGGGGAAAATAACGAAACACTCCCTTTGTATGGCAAGGAAGTGCGTGGAAGACGCGATAGATATCATTATTACACGGTAACGCCCGGTGATCAGATGTACTCTCTTCCAGTGTCTATGGGTGAAAGAGACTGCATGGATGACATTGGATGTCAAGAAATTTACGGTAACGAAACAGTAAATGTGATGGGTCAATCTGGTGACTTTTCTGCGAAATTGTATCGAACGGATAATTTCTTTTAGGCTTTATCTTCTTCTTTTTTAGGAATCGCCGCTAGTACGCGGTGATAGGTATCCAAAGTTACCAGACCGGATAGAACGACACACGCAGCGAGTGAAGCGAAACCAACTGGTTTCACTGGTACTGGAACCCACCATCCTATGAACTTCTTTCTCATTATGTTTGTTATCATGATGCAGCAGCATAGAAGGCACAAAGCTGACATTGAATAATGTTTGTTTTTATCGAATGGTACAGTTGGACTGAATGCATCCTGACCCGGGATAATGTTTATACCTAGCATGTTCAATATTGGTAATATCAAGAACAACATTTATATTTACATAGATTTTATATTGAGACCAAATTCAGTCTTCATGAACTTAATAGCTTCATTCATGTTTGGGTGACTCCATAAGAGCCATCTGGACCAAAAACCTGCGGTCTTCAAACCCGAGATTCCCCAATCCTCGAGTTTGCTCCGTTTCAATCGTAACATTCGTTCGTGTACACGCTCTGGATCACTGAATTTACGCGTGTCACCTCCACCGTGTCGTAAAACATAGAGTCTCATTCTCATGGGGTCTTTGTGTATGGTGTAGTCCGTGTATCCCTTACCACCAAAGTCTACGTGATCACCGTTAGAAAACGTGACCCGATACTTTTTATCACGGGTTGGACTTTTTCTAAGAATGACTTTCATTATTATTTATATCCGAAAAATTTTTTTTATTTTCAAAACTTTTTTCTTTTAAAAGAAAGTGTAAAAAAATTATTTTTATTTTTAAAACTTTTTTCTTTCAAAAGAAAGTGTAAAAAAAATAAAATTTTTTATTCATTTTTTTCGAGAAGAGCACTAAACAAATTTAGGATATCTGCAAAATAATCGAATGACGCACCAACAAAATTACCTTCATAGTTTCGTCTCAGTATGTTATTGGTATCATAAACAATGAACAAGGCAAACAGGGGTACCACGATTTCAGTGTATTTCTTACCCGAGAATAACCTTACCAAAATCAAACCTATCAGTGTTACGAACAACACCGAACCAAGCGCGCGAAGATCGTACCCGAGCATCCGCGTGATTACACCGAGTGTAAACATCGCGATGAAAATCGTGACTGCATCGAGAAGTGCTTCTTTCGCGTCTTTCTTACCTCTGACACCCAAGAACATACCTGCCACGGCGGACATAGCGGTGAAAAGCATGAATCGTGTGATAATATTCTTGGTGAACGCGAACATGAGAAGCGCGACGAACCACGCGATCATGTATGTGAGTGCATTTTTGGCGAACGCTTCGCTCATTTTTGGGTCTTCTATGGTAGTCTTCGCAAAGCCGTATGTCACGAGTGACTGAAATATCAAGTTTGCGAAAACCTTGGATAGGAACATTCTATTAATATACACATCTAAATTAATTTACTTTTTCAAGAGCATGTAGTGGTGGTACAAGTGGATACCGTTGATGTACAAACCAACGGCAAGTGGGAAAAGAAGTCCTGGTCGCTTCTTGTATACGGCTGGGAGTGCCATGAGAACGACGAGGAGCACCATCGAAAAATAAATCACTGGTGGTGCAAATAAACCGGTCTGTGTTCTAGTGAGACCCATGAAAAAACGTTTATCAAGTGTATCGACTTCTTCAGTTGGCTCTGGTGCGTAGTATTCTTTTCCTTTATAACCTGGCATTTATTATAGATGGAGAAAATAATAAAGTGTCTCCTGTTTCCGATCGTTTTGATTGCCTTTGATTACTTTAAGAATCCAATCGATCGTTTATATTTTCGCAAACCACTCAGACCACTCGTGGGTATGAGAAATACACTCATAGATATGTTATTATACAAACCATTTTACCATCCACAAGATTTTAGTGACGTGTGGATATTGCGATTATATCATAGGGAAATGTTAGAAGCTATTTACGAAGGTATGGAAAAGGCTAAAAAGTACTATTTTCATGACGACGATGCGTGGTTTGAAAAAACAGATAAATATTATTATTATAAACTAGAAGATTTCCCGCTCATAAAGAATCGTGTAGACATGATGCCAAGTGTCGTGGGTGGAATGGTAGCTGTGATGGATGGTCCTATAACTATTCCACCCCATCGCGCAGAACACAATTTGTATTTGCGGTACCACCTCACACTCGAGGGTACGAGTACACTAGATACAGAATTTGAGACGCATGAACATAAGGCGGGTGAAGATTTTGTTTTCGATCATTCGAGGTATCATAAAGTTGAAAAGACCACGGATGATAGAAGGATTGTGTTGATATTGGATATTAAGAGATTCTAGAACAAGAGATGAAATCTACACACAGCTTCGTATGTTTCCTTTCCACCTACGAGTTCTACTTCCTTTGCGTCAACCAAACGCTTGGTAAAAGGCCCGGGTGTTCCATCCTTGCATTTCATACATAGAGCTGATAGCTTCGTCACTTCGTCTGCCATGGGGATGCAATCCAGAATTTCACCGAATTTTTCTTGATTGTACGTTGCATCCAGACCCGCTACAATGATAGTCTTTTTAAGAAATATACACATGCGTACAAATTCCTTGAGATTCGTAAAAAATTGCGCTTCGTCTATGGCGACTATTTCTGATTCACAAAACTTTTCGTCTGCGAGACACTGTGATAAGTGTCTAACTTTTATACAATCAAACTTTACTCCATCGTGTGTGTGAATCACATGTCCTTCGCATCTAGTATCTTTTGTAGAATTTATGACTGCAATTTTTTTACCCATGATTTTATATCTTTTAAGACGTCGAATTAGCTCCGACGTCTTACCAGAAAACATATTGCCTATGATTATTTCGAGACTCATCTTATACAAATTTAGACTTTTTTGTTTAACTAAGTCAAAGGTTTAACACACCTAAAATTAAAGATGATTCACAAGGCTTCTTATAAAGGGCGGTGCGGTTTGTACTGCACCGAAACTGGGCGCGTGAAATTTGGTGACAAAGTGTTTCATAGCATTGAAGAAGCGATTAAATTTTTAGGAAAGTAAAGTATGACAAAGATCATCACGGCAAATTTTATGATATGGAAATCCATGGATTTACAAACCAATTCCAGGACGAAACACCCGCGTAAATATGTGTACAAGAAGAAACTAAAATGTGACCACAATTGTACAGCGTGTAAAGGAACTTGTAAGATTTATAATCCACATGCGGATTCGTATCATAAATGTCGCCGGTGTGAACAGAAAGTTAAAGATGATTACGATTGGTTTGATTAAATTATGTGTAATAAGTAAGATGACCCTCACCGATCAGGAAATATCTAAGAAAGTTCGCGAACTGCGAAGAACAAAGGGTCCATTATACGCACCCCTTAAATATTTCAGGGGGCTCAAGACACTCAAGGACGTAGAAACTAGATACATGAAAATGAAAAAGAAAACATACACGAAATTCTCTACCGATAAGAACGTGAAAACGCGCGCCTCCTCGTACACGAAACGATTCCGCGAAAAGTACCCGAACGCGAAGTCCCTCCCCGAAATAGCAAAGGCTACGAAGATACCCCTCAAAACTCTTCAGACTATTTACAATAGAGGACTTGCTGCGTGGAGAACCGGGCATCGTCCAGGTGTTTCTCCACAAGCATGGGGTTATGCGAGAGTTCATAGTTTTGTAATGAAAGGTAAAACATATTACACGGCGGATAAAGATTTGAGATAGATGAAAAAAATATGTCTAAATAATATAATTAAACATGGTTGATATGCCCACAGAAGCTAACAAAAAAGCTGCCGCGAAAGCCAAGGTGAGGCTCACAAAGATAGTAAATGGGAAACGCGTTAAGAAGACTCGCGAAGAACTTTCTAAGAACGTTCAGAATGTTTTGAAAGCGAAGAAACCAATGCCTACAATGGCCGACAAGGAAATGGCAAAGAAAGCCAAAGTGAGGCTCACAAAGACGGTAGATGGAAAACTTGTTAAGAAGACGCGTGAAGAACTCTTGAAGAATATTAAAAACAAAAAGAGTGTCGCTGCTGCCGGACAGCCAAAAAAGAAGCTCGATGTGCGGACAAAACGATACAGGGCTTTCTTAAAACGTTACACGTTTGAGAATTACCCATACATAGGTGAAGATATTACCGAATGGGCGGAAAATTATGCCTCAAACAGGAAGGCTAAATTAGAGAACTATAAGAATATATTGAGGAACGTAGAGAACGAGGCTCGTAGAAATTATGGAAACTAAAACAACTTATAAAGATTTGAGATGATACATACCGAATTTATTTTAATAAATATTTCATGAAGACCGCAGAACTCGCTCCAGTCCGGTCTCCATGTGATAGACTCAATGTAGGATGCGTTTTCGTAAATAACAATCGATGACTGATTTGAATACCTAAGTCACTTTGACCTATCATTAAAATCACAAGACTCAGTCAAACATGAACTCTCAATCTATCGCTACCTACATTGCCAACCTTGAAAAGGAGAACGCCGAACTCAAAGAGCGTCTCCGCAAATGTGAAGAAGAAAAGGCTATCCTGGAATACGAAACCATGCTTCACTACGCTGAAGTGAGTGAAGACGAATCCGCTGCATCTGACTCTGACTCCGAATATGAAACAGAATCTGAACCTGAATCTGAATCTGAATCTGAATCTGACGATAACTACTTTGTCTGTTACAACTTACCTCTCACGGAAGCTTTCGATGAGCTCGCCAAAGAGGAAGAAAATGAATACAAGAAAGCTGTGTACGAAAGAGCCGCTAATCTGATCTACCACCTTGATTTCAAGGTAACCAACGGCGAAGAACTTTCCCACATGTGTGGTATCGGAAAGGGTACCGTCCGAAAAATAAATGAATTTCTTGAAACTGGTGAAATTAAGAGGTCCAAGACATTCACTACGAATAAAAACATTGCCGAGCAATTGGAATTGCTCTCGAAATCTGAGAAAAACACTCACAAGAGTGAGGCTTACAAGAAAGCCGCCGACGCTATCCGCAAACTCAAATTCGAAGTCACGAACGGTAGCGTTATTTCCAAAGGACCTCAAAAGGTGCCTGGTATCGGTAAAGGTATCGCGAGCAAGATCGATGAATACATCGTGACCGGTAAAATTAAGAAGTTCTCGGGCTAGTAGAATACGTTTTAATCATCAGATATCAACATTTTCCTTACTTCATCATATACGACACTCAATAGCGCCACCTTGTACGCGAGAAACCCGACGAATGTCGCGCCGTAATCAAAATCAAACGCAAACGGTGCACTGTTCCACACAGTTTCAAATACAGCGGTTCCAATGGGAGCCAATAACTGTTTTTGAAACGGTGAACTTTCGATGTTATCCACGTGATTTTCGAGGAGTGATATGTAAGCCAGAGACGTAGCGACACCAATCGTGGAAGACACACCCTGCTC